GAAAACAAGCTGGTCGATCAGCTATTTCGCGGGCAGGCGTACAGCTTCCCGACGACCCTGTATATCGGCCTGCTCACATCGGCTCCCTCGGATAGCAGCAGCGGGACGGAAGTGTCGGGCGGCAGCTATGCCCGCGTGGCTGTGACGTGCAGCCTTGGCAACTGGGCCGGAACACAAGCTGCGAACAGCACCGTAGCCTCATCTGGCACCTCCGGCACCACCAGCAACAACAACGCCATCGAATGGGCCGATCCAACGGCTGACTGGGGAACCGTCACTCATTTCGGCATCTTCGATGCGCCGACCGGCGGCAACCTGCTGGTCTGGGGTGCCATGACCACCGCCCGACTGGTCGCCAACGGTGACAGCGCACCCACCATCCCGGTGGCGCAGTTGCAGATTCAACTGGATAACTGATTATGGCCGACAAGAAGATTTCAGAACTGACCGCTGCGCCAACGGCCATCACGGTCGATGACGTCTTACCGATGGTGCAGGATGGGGATACTGTCAAGGCATCTCAGGCGGACCTATTGATTCATGCCATCGGCGCAGTCGCCTACGCCACCGACATGGCGCTGCTGGGGGTGCGAGAAGGTCAGCGAGCTGAGGCCACTCTAACCACTAGAGCCAACACCGTGGATGCCACGGTGGCGACCTACGATTCGGCCATTGAAAACCAACTCCTCGGCGAAGTTCGTCATCTCCTCGACCTGTCAGGGATGAATGCAAAAACCTTGGCCGAAACCCCACGACTCCGCGCTGCCCCGGCCTCGGCTTCCGCCACTGGTACTCAAGGCGAGTGGGCCTGGGACAGCAGTTACATTTACATCTGCACCGCGCTCAACACTTGGAAGCGCGTCGCGATCTCAACCTGGTAAGGAAACACCATGCCCGATTACAACGAAACCGACTTAACCGGCAAAGCGTGGCAACGGTGCCATGAGGTCAGCATTGCCAATACCCGAGGCACCTTGCCGGTGGTGCAGTTTTATGAGGAGCGAGTGATCGCGCTGGAAGACGGCGCAGAAATCCGCCAGGGGTTGGGGCCACTGACCGTAGCCTTTGACCCGGCTCGCGAGATTGCCCTGCGTAACCCGGAGACGGGCGAACCCACCGGGGCGACGATGACCTATGCCGACGCCTATGCCGTGCTGTATTCCGCCTATCTTGACGCGGCTGTCGAGCGCGACGCAAACCAGCCTGCCCCAGTGGACCCCGAAGCCCCTCTTAGCGAGTAAATCATCATGGCCCTGACCATCAATATCCCCGACACCCTCCGCAAAACCGTAGAGGCCGCGTCCAATGGGCGCAACACCGTACTGTATACCGCCAAGGGCCAGCCGTGCCACATGTTCATCTTGCAGCATACCGACATGGCCGCTGCCAATACGGCATTGGGCATCGCTCGCCATCCGGCCTTCATCGTCAACGGCGTCAACAAGTCCGAACTGTTTATTGGCCAGCATCTGGGCTTTTCGAGTAATGGCGAAATGGTGTCCTGGCCGGGAGTCAACCCGCTCAATACCATCAATTTCGACAATGCCATGCTGCTGGCCCGCGCCAATGGCAACGGCTGGCACATGATGAGCAACGCCGAGTGGTCTGCCGTGGCGCTCTGGTGTTACTACAACGGCTTCCAGCCAAGAGGCAATACCAACTATGGCCGGTCGTCCGATGTGACCACCGAGCGCGGCGTAGATGATGCAACCGGACGACTGGCATTGGCCACCGGCACAGCCACCACCCGCACCCGCACTGGCTCTGGCCCCGCCTCCTGGCGGCATGACAACAGCCCGTTTGGCATTGCCGATTTGTGCGGCAATGTCTGGGAATGGCAAACCGGCATGCGTGTGAACAGCGGCGAGATCAATGTGTTGGCTAATAACGATGCCGCGCTCTCGACCGCTAACTTTGCAGCCGGGTCCAGCGACTGGAAAGCCATCGACGGTGCGACGGGTAACTTGGTGACCCCCGGGGCCGCCGGTACCGTCAAATATGCCAGCGCAAACAGCGGGACGGCGGACTACACGCTTTACCGCGCATCCGGCAGCAGTTTTGAAGGCATGGTCAATTCGACTGGGGTCAATCCGGTGTCAGCCGCCGCACTGACGGTACTCAAGTCACTGGGCTTATTCCCGATTGCCACATCCGGTTTGGGTGCGGACGCCTTCTATTTGAATGCCGGGATTGAGGCTTTGCCGTCCGTGGCGGTATTGGAGCAACTCTGCGGGTTGCGGGAGTGTTTGCTTTGTTGCTACTTGCCCGCTCGAATACGAACGTCAGCGTTGGCGCTCGGCCCGCCTTCGTGCTTTGACCGCCCGAGCGGTAGCGATGGGCATTCATGACGAAGCGAAACTGGATACCAAGTTCACCGAGTTTGCCAAACAAATGAATTTGTATCTCAACCATTTTCCGAAATACGAGCGGTATGGGCTGGCCCAGCAAATCCGCGTCAAGGCGTATGAGGTCTATGGCTATATCGTCGAATCGCAAAAACGCTACCAGAAGAAAACCAGCCTGACCAATCTCGATATTTGCCATGAGCAATTGCGCATGTTGGTTCGACTGGCCTTTGAATTAGGCTACTTTCGGTTTAAGGATGGCTCGAAACCGGCTGAGAAAGAAGGCGAAAAAACCGCGCAGCACCGCTACCTCACGCTCAGCCGCATGATTGACGAGCTGGGCCGCATGATTGGTGGCTGGATTCAGGCCGAAAGGGCCAAACAAACTACCCAGGACACTGGGGGTAAAAGGGAAGCATCTTGAAATGTTTAGGCTTTGCCGATCCGTGGCGGTAATTGGAACAACTCTGCGAATGCAGGAGTGTTTGCTTTGAATTGCAACAATGCCCGCTCGAATACGAACGACAACATTGGCGCTCGGCCCGACTCGACACCTCGTACCGGGCAACCGGCATGTGGATTCAAGGGAGATGCTTTCCTGCATCCGGCGCAAGCCGGTGCGAAATCTGCCGGAATCCCCCATCCCAGTAGGCCCAATGGGTTCGACCGTCTGGGGGAATCCTTATGAAGCGTGTCGGCTATCTGTTTGATAAAGCCTTCACCTATGATTCGCTGTATCAGGCATGGCTGGACGCCAGCCAGGGAAAGCGTAGCCGTCGGGCAGCCCTGGAGTTCTCGCGCAATCTGGCGGGCAACCTGGATATGCTGTATCAGGAATTGCGTTCCGGCCAGTATCAGCCCCAGCCCTACCACGTTTTCAAGGTTTATGAGCCAAAAGAGCGATTGATCTACGCCCCGGCTTTCCGTGACTTGGTGGTACAGCACGCCATCTATCGGCTTACCTACCCGATCTTCAACGCCAGTTTTACCGATCACAGCTTTGCCTGTCGCACCGGCAAAGGCACCCATGCGGCAGCGGATTATTCCCATGCCGCTTTACGCGCCACCCCAGCAGATAGTTATCTATTGCAGATGGATATCAAACGATTCTTTTACCGCATTGATCGGGACATTCTGCGCCAGCAGATCGAGCGCAAGATCAAGGATCGCCGGTTTGTTGATGTGATGATGCAGTTTGCCGAATACGGTCAGCCGGTAGGCATTCCCATTGGCAATTTGCTCAGCCAGATGTACGCCCTGATTTATCTCAACCCACTGGATCATTTTGCCAAGCGGATACTCAAGGCTAAATGGTATTGCCGCTATGTGGATGACTTTATTATCTTCGGCGGAACGCGGGCGGATCAGCTTGGCATGTTATCGAGGATCGTGCAGTTCTTACAGGAAACGCTGCATCTTGAGCTGTCACATTACAGCCTGCACAAGATTAAGCGCGGCATTAACTTTGTCGGCTACCGCACCTGGCAGCGCGTCCGCTTTATTCGGAAGCACAGCTTGTTCAATTTCAGCCGAGCCGTAAAATCAGAGCAGCGAGACAGTATTATCTCAATACTAGGCCATTCCAGAAAAACAGGGAGCTTCCGGCACTTGATGAATGCTCTCTTTGACCATAACCCGGCGATGTATCTGAAATTACCCAGAGCATGGCGTGAGGCAGTAAAAGCCCACGTTCTGAGCGAAGCTGAAGCATGACCAATTACATTCTTCAGGAAGATGGCGGACGCCTATTAACGGAGGCTGGCAGCGATCCGCTGATTCAGGATCGTGACCGATTCTTCGCGGCCACCGCCACGGCAGAGGCGACGGCCCAGGTGCTGCAATTCAAGCGCGGGGTGGGTTTCTTTGCGGTGGCGATGGGCGAAGCGCAGGCCGCGATCCTGCAATTCAACCTCACGCGCTTTGAGCCGCGATATGACCGGCGCGTCACCCGCATCTTCCTGGCGGAAATTGAAGCCTTCGACCCGGCGTCATCCAGCGTGGTGACCTATCGCTTTGCCAGCGGGCAGGGCTTCGACAATGCGGGGACATTCTACAAGCCGCGCATCGAGAATCCAGCGACGTTCTCACGCAGCATGGCGGGTGGGCAGATCGGTGGTAAGACTTCAATGAGCTTTGGTGAGTTGACGCTGGTCAACATCGACCGTGAACTGGCGGCGATGGCCGATGACTATTACGACGGACGGACCCTCACGCTGAAGATTGGCGACCCGGCAGCGGCATACAACACCTTCACTACGGTCCTGAAGTCCACGATTGAGACGGTGGCCGTTGAGCGGGAGCGCATCTCCGTGCGGCTGCGGGATCGGTCGGTGGCGCTGGACAAGCCGTTCAGCACGGCCAAGTTTGGCGGGACCAATGTGCTGCCAAACGGCATCGACGGCACGGCGGATGACATCAAGGACCAACCGAAGCCGCGCATCCTCGGACGTATCGCGCTGATGCAGCCGGTACAGGTGAACACCTCAAAGCTGATCTACATGGTCAACGCGGGTGCTGTGGATGCCATCCTCAACGTATTCGACGCGGGTGCGTATCTCGCCAAAGGCGCGGACTACACAAATCAGGCCGACATGGAGGCGAATGAGCCAGCGCAAGGCACATGGCGTGCTTGCCCCTCTATCGGGTGCTTCCGTCTCGGCTCTGTTCCCTACGGCCAGATCAGCGTGTCTGTGACGGAGGAATGGGATTACCTATCGAATACAGCAGCAGGTTTGGTGCAGCGCATCCTCACCGAGAAAGGCTACACCTCCAGTGATTGGGTGGCCGCTGATTTCACCACCCTCAACAGCAAGAATGCGGGCAGCTTGGGCATCGTCGTCCAAGGCGAAGAAACCACGGCCAGCCTCATTGACCGCATCTGCCAATCGGTCGGTACCTGGTGGGGTTTTGACTCACTGAACCGCTTCCGCATCGCCCGCTTCGAAGCGCCCTCTGGATCGCCCGTTGCCACGCTAACCGATAACGAGGTGCTGGAGATTGAGCGCCAGCCGGAGGGCCAGTTGCCGCTGTGGCAGACCACTCTCAAGGCCGACATCAACTACGTCACGCAAGATAAAAAGTCACTGGCGGGTGTGGTGCCGGAACTCAGGGCTGCATGGTTTGCGTCCGAGTCACGCGACCAGAAGGCCGAGAACGCGGATGTGAAGACGCAGAGGCTCCTGGCCGAAACCGAAACCTACGATTCGGCCCTCAACGGCATTTCCATCGCTCAAGCGGAATCTGCCAGACGACTGGCGTTGTTCTCTCAGCGCCGGGATGTCGTCACCGTCACGCTGGCCAATCCGGCGGATCGCTACGCCACGCTTGATCTGGGTGCTGTCGTCAATGTGCAGTCGGACAAACTGAGTTACGGCACCGGGCGCTTGATGACCGTCATTTCTGTCTCTGCCGACTTCCAGTCCGGCACACTCGATCTCACACTCTGGGGGTGATATGTCATTAGTGTTGGGCTACGCAAATCAGACCGATGTCTCTACCTTGTCAGGCGGCACCTGGAACGCCAGCTATCCGCTGTCGAATCTGAAGACGCGCTACCTCTATCAGAAGACCCGCAGCAGCAACGCGCTGGCGGCGAGTACCGTCATCAACCTTGATCTCGGCACGGCGCAGAGTATCGGCGTGATAGCACTGGTCGGCCATAACCTGTCTGCGACGGCCACCGTGCGTATCCAAGGGGCCAGCAATTCCGGCATGAGTCCGACGTTGTATGACTCGACCGCCGAGACGGTCTACAGCGCCACGGATTATGCCAAGCACTTCACCGCCGTTAATGCCCGCTACTGGCGCATCAGCATCAGCGATACCGGCAACACGGCGGGCTACGTGGAACTCTCCCGCCTCTTTATCGGCTGGCGGTTTATGCCGACCGTGACCAATGACTTCGGAGAGACGCTGGAGCTGGAATCGCAGACGGTCGTCCAGCAGTCGCTGGCGGGACCGGAATACTTCGATGAGCGGCCCAATCGCCGCATCTGGCGCGGGCAGCTATCTTGGCTGAGTAACACCGAAGCCTACCGCATGTTGCTGGTCATGTTGCGGCAGCAGGATGTCAGCCGCGAGGTCTATCTGATCGCGGATGATGCGGACCTCACCTTTCGCGATCAGCGCAACTTCCTCGGTCGGATGCGTTCGCTCAGTTCGATTGAGTACCCTTATCCGCTAAGAAACTCAGCGGCGTTGGAAGTGGCGGAGGTTCTCTGATGGCGCTTTATCGTGAGAATGCCACGGGCTTCGTACAAGAACACGCCAGCAATCCAGGGTCTGGCTATACGCTGATTTCCAGCCAGCCGACCGACACCATTGCCAACCGTGTGACATGGTGGCGTGATGTGGACAAGGGCAGCTTGACCTCGGCATGGCATCCCAGCCTTCAAACCGGCGATCCCGAATCACCCGCGCCGGATGACGGGGCCGGACGGGGCATCAACATCCTACCGAATGACTATGCCAGCTTTGAGTGGCCCGCCGGATTGCCGCCGACGCACACCACCAATGCGACCATCAGTCAGCAGACCAATCGCATCCACGGCGAGAAGTGCGCTCGCGTCACGCTCTCGTCAGCGGGCGGCGTGGCGTGGCTATCGGCCAGCGGGCAGTTCAACATTTTGCTGACGGCAAACCGCAAGTGGATCATGTCGTGGTTCGTCAAGCCCAGCACGGCGGTGGCCCGAACCGCCAGCATCCGCCTGACGACGGCCACGGCGACCTATACGGTCAGCGGCACCACCGATGGCAGTACGTCTTGGCAGCGGCTATCGGGTGTCTTTGACCTCACGGCAGATGCGGCTACCGAAGCGCGGATCGGTCTGTCGCTGGACACCACGGGGGTGGCGCTGGACTTTGACGGACTCATGCTTGAAGAGCAGATCGGGCGCGAATCTGACCCGTCGCCGTTTTACTCGCCGTGGGGATTTGGATCGGTAACGAAGCCAGAATACTGGCCTGATTACGGCATCCCGACCATCAAGCTGTACTCCGACCTGCAAGCGCGGATCAACCTGATCGATGGCGCATCGTCGCTCGATGGCAGCGTCAACAAGAGACTGGCTGACCAGTACACCGGATTAGTGCAGCAGATCAATCAAGTCTCGGTCGGCAACGGCCAGTTTGACAGCAAGATCATCTATTACTTCGACCAATCGTCTGAAATCACCGGCTGGACCGGCACCAGTGCCTCGCTGGCCGTCTCTGGCGGCTTTTTGGCGGTCACTGCCACGGGCAGCAATCCCAAGTTCAAAACCGCCACTATCGCGGTCGATGGCAGCGCTTATCCGCTGGTGCGTCTCCGCGTCAAGCGCACGGGCGGCAGCGGCTGGACCGGAACCCTGCGCTATTACTACTCCGGTGGATCGGATGTGCTGACGGTCAGTGAGCCGTCATTGGTGAGCAGCGAATATGTCGAGGTGGATTGGGACCTGTCGGCCCAGACGCTGTACACCGGCAACACCATCACGGCCATTGAGATCCAGCTAGGCACGGCATCCGGCGACAATTACAGCATTGACTGGTTGGGCGTGGGTCGCAACGCACCCGGGGCGTCGTTCTCGCAAGTCGAAGCCGTGCGCGTGCTGTCGGACAACAAAACGCGGGTGTTCTATCAGAACGCCGCACCGACCAGCGATGCCAATTACACGCTGAAAGCCAACGACCTGTGGTTTGACACCGATGACGGCAACAAGCCGTATCGCTGGACGGGATCAGCCTGGGCGGAAACGACCGACACCCGCCTCGCGGACAGTTGGTCGGAAATCCTCGACATCCGCA